CCTTCTAAGTCTTTGTCATTCACAAATGGTGAAAGTAGTGCAGTCACAACAACAGGAAACTCTTCTATAATAGGAACTTGGCGTTATGAAGGCGGTTGGAGTCGTGACTGGCACGTAAGAATTCCTGTCGCTGGAAGCAGTTCTGATAGTTTTTATAGTGGTTTGAAGTTATATACTGTCGGTGGAGAACTATCAGGACAAGAAGTTGCATATACACAATTCTCGGGCAGCACTTTCTATCTGTTTATTTTTGTAGGTCGGTCTAGAAATCAACCTGCCATTTATCCAATAGTTTCAAGTTCTACTGCGCTTTCTTTAGGTGCTCCACCAGCTGGTGGTGATGCCGGCGATATAGTAAATCTGGGTACTGACATAATTCCTTTGGTTTCTCTGAGACTCGCGCCATCAGTAGATAGTAATCTTTCGGGCAATCTTGGTGAAAGAGATATCATCAACCGAATGCAACTGAAACTTGCAGAAGTTGGACTTATTCTTACCCACGATTGTGAAGTAAAACTCATTATTAACGGCGACTTGAGTACGATTGATTGGTCTAATGTTTCAAGTCCATCACTGTCCCAACTTATCAAACATGAAGCTGGTGACAGTATCACAGGCGGAACGGAAGTCTTTAGTTTCCGGGCCGCGGGTGGTTCGGTTGATTCGAGTGGTAGAAGATTGTCAAATGCGTCAAACTTTAGTCTTGGCGACATCATTGATATGGGTAACAGTATTTTGGGCGGTAACGGCATTTTCCCGAATGGTCCGGATATTATCACTGTTGCTGCGCGGGTTGTCGATACAGGTGGTATTGGTGCAAGTCAACCATTTACCACTTCGGCAAGAATTACTTGGACAGAATCACAAGCATAAAACAAAAAGGGGGGGATTTGTTCTCCCCCTTTTCAACAGGATAAAATAATGGCATATGAATACCCCTGCAAAATTCTTAGAGTAGTAGACGGCGACACAGTAGACGTGGACATAGATCTTGGTTTCGGCGTCTGGATGCACAAAGAACGTGTTAGAATTATGGGAATTGACACCCCAGAATCTCGAACAAGAGATTTGACTGAAAAGGCATTTGGACTTGCAGCAAAAGAGTTTGTCAAGTTAATGATGCCGATTGGTAGTATGCAGATGATTAAAACCGAAAAAGACAAGACAGGAAAATTCGGTAGAGTCCTTGGAGATTTCTTGTTTGACGAAAAAAGACTTACAGAAATTATGATCGAAGAAAATCATGCAGTACCGTATTTCGGCGGCAGTAAAGACGAGACACAGGCCGCACATATGGCAAATAGAGAAATTCTTTTAGAAAAGGGTTTGGTAACTCTTGGGGAATTATAATTATAAATAGTCATAAAAGAGGACTGTTATGCCTGCTATCACATCCCGCACAGCGTTTAAATCATATTGTCAAAGAAAACTGGGTTCTCCCGTCATACAAATAAATGTGTCGGATGATCAAATCGAAGATAGAATTGACGATGCCTTAGAATATTATCAAGACTATCACTTCGATGCGGTAGAAGATACATATGTTCCATATCAAATAACGACCGATGATGTATCAAATAAATATATCACGACAGATCAGAGCATAATTGGAGTTAAACAGATAATTCCATTATATCAGAAAAACAGTTTTTCGACAAATATGTTTGATGTTAAATATCAATTATTTCTAAATGATGTGTATAATCTTTCCAGTGCAGAAATGTTGACATATCAAGTTACTCAAGATCATCTACAAATGGTGAATAATATTATTCACGGCACTGTTCCTATCCGGTATCAAAGACATATGAATAGATTATATGCAGATGTTGATTGGGGCCATGATATAATAAAAGATGAATATATTATTATGGAAGCAACTAGAATCATAGATCCTAATGTATATACAGATGTGTGGAACGATAGATGGCTAAAAAGATATGCAACCGCATTAATTAAAAAACAATGGGGAGAAAATCTTAGTAAATTTGAGGGAGTTCAACTTCCTGGCGGAATCACTTTCAGCGGTTCTCAAATATTACAAGAAGCAAAAGAAGAAATTCAAACATTGGAAGAACAAATGTCCCTTAGTTATGAATTACCTGTAGATATAATGATAGGTTGATAGGATGGTTACTAATTCATATATCAACACTACTACATATACACAAGAACAAGATCTGATTGGCAGTCTAGTTATTGAATCTATTCAAATGCATGGTCAAGATTTTATATATGTTCCTAGAACTTTGGTAAAAGTAGACACAATATTCAACGAAGATGTGTTGTCATCTTTTACTGAGGCTCACACCATCGAAATGCATATTGACAGTGTAGATGGGTTTGAGGGCGAAGGTGAAATGTTGAGTCAATTTGGATTGCAAGTAAACGATCAATTGATCACGACTGTTTCAAAATCAAGATTTTTAACAGAAACAGGCACAGAAAGGCCAAAGGTTGGAGATTTGATTTATTTGCCATTGGTTGATAAGGCATTTGAAATAAAATTTGTTGAAGATGAAGTACCATTTTTTCAACTGGGGAAAATGCACGTTTTTCAATTAACAACAGAATTGTTTGTATATTCTCACGAAACCATAAACACTGGTGTTGCGGAAATTGATGACAATTTCACTAATAATTCTATCTCAGATGAAACAGTCGATAATGCACCTAATGTATCTACAGGAATAATACCCATTTCACAAACTGTAGCAGACACCGTGATAGACTTTACACAAACCAACCCATTTAGTGAGGATTACTAATGTTAGGAAATCCATATTTTTATAGAAGTACAATAAGAAATTATGTCATAGCGTTCGGTTCTATGTTTAATGATGTACAAATACAAAGAACAAACGCATCAGACGCAGTAATATATACTAGAGATGTTCCCCTTGCGTATGGTCCAGTAGAAAAATATCTATCAAGAATCAACACCATAAATGCCTCGGGCGGACAAAATATAACCTTACCGCGCATGGCATTTGAAATTGCAGGATTTCAATATGCAGCAGATAGGAAATTGTCAAAAGTTGGAAAAATAAGTAGACAAAATGTTGCATCAACTGGTTCTGGAGCTTCTAAAAAAAATGTCGTATATCAGCCTGTGCCATATGATATATCATTCACATTATCTATTATGACTAAAAATGCAGATGATGCCACGCAAATTATAGAACAAATTTTGCCCTATTTCACACCAACATTTATGTTGCCGATCAAAGAAGTAGCGGAAATGGAATTTGTAAGAGACACGCCTCTTACGTTGGATTCTGTTGATTATCAAGATGAATATGATGGAGATTATCTGTCCAGAAGGTCATTGATTTGGAGTTTGGGGTTCACCCTCAATGGATATCTATATGGATTGCCTAGAGATCAAAAACTTATTAGGACTGCAATCACAAACACTAAACGATTAAATACCACAGATCAATTTGTGAAAGTAACACATACAACAAATCCATCAACAGCGTTAGAAACTGACAATTTCGATTTTATAACGACATTTGACGAAGATTTTGGAGATATTACATAATGACTAAAAAAAGATTAAATGATAAACTAAGCGATTTTCTTGAAATTGAAAATGAAATAATTGAATCCGAAATTGTTACAACGCCAGTAGTTTCAGAACCAGAAAAAATAGAACCTAGATCTGATGATATAGTCGATGATTATGAATTTAGACGTAGAACATTATATGGGCTGGTGGATAATGGACAGGAAGCATTGCAACATTTATTAATGGTTGCAAAAGAAAGTGAACACCCCAGAGCATATGAAGTTGTAGGTCAAATGTTAAAAACAACCGCAGATTTAGTCGGCGATTTGACAAAATTGCAAGGTGAAATGAATAAGATAGATGGAGAAAAGGGCGGGCCGAGTAAAGTCGTGAATAACAATTCTGTATTTGTTGGAGATACCAATGCACTATTAGAAATGCTAAAGGGCAAAAATAGAGAATGAATGAAATTTATAATAATAACCCTAATCTAAAAGGTTCGGGAGTACAGATTCAGTGGACAGAGGAACAAGCAAAAGAATATGTGAAATGTATGGAAGACCCTATATATTTTATTAAAACATATGTAAAAATTGTCAATCTCGATCAAGGTTTGATAAATTTTGAAATGTATCCCTTTCAAGAAAAAATGGTGAAAAGTTTTTATGATAATCGTTTCACTATTTGTAAAATCGGTAGACAGTCTGGAAAATCAATTACAAGTATTGCATTTTTCTTACATTACATTTTATTCAATAAAGATGTTTCGGTTGCACTACTCGCTAACAAACTTGCAACTGCTAGAGAATTACTAGGACGTTTGCAAATGGCATATGAGCATTTGCCGCATTGGTTACAACAGGGTGTCGAAACATGGAACAAAGGCAGTATTGAATTAGAAAATGGTTCTAGAATTATGGCTGCTGCGACTTCATCTTCCGCTATTCGTGGTGGATCTTTTAATATATTATTTCTTGACGAATTTGCGTTTGTTCCTATAGAACTAGCAGAAGAATTTTTCAATTCAGTATATCCGACAATTTCATCTGGACAATCCACAAAAGTTATTATCGTTTCTACTCCCCAAGGTATGAATCACTTTTATAAATTATGGGTAGATGCGGAAGAGGGAAGAAATTCTTATGTGCCTATAGAAGTACATTGGTCAGAAGTGCCAGGCAGGGACGAAAAATGGAAAGCGATGACCATTAAGAATACCAGTGCCGAACAGTTTCGACAAGAATTTGATACAGAGTTTCTGGGGAGCACAAATACTCTGATAAATTTCACAAAATTGAAAAATATGCCATATAAAACTCCCCGACAAAGTTTAGAAAATGGAACAGTAAAAATATATGAAAAGGCAAAAAAGAACCACATATACTTTATGACCGTGGATGTGTCAAGGGGAAAAGGAATGGATTATTCCACATTTTCTATTTTCGATTGTACAGACGTGCCATACAAACAGGTAGTTACTTTTAGATCAAATGAAATACCACCTATGGTATTTCCTACTGTTATCAATAGAATGTCGGATTTATATAACGAAGCACTAATTTTAGTAGAAATAAATGATGTCGGACAGCAAGTAAGTGATATTTTATATCACGATTTGGAAAATGTGAATCTGATAAGTATATCGAGCGATAATAGAAAAGGACAAACTATTAGTGGCGGTTTCGGAGGCCAAAATAAATCTTTGGGAATCAGGACTACAAAAGCAACTAAAAAAATTGGTTGCATGAATTTAAAGAGTTTAATTGAAGAAGACAAATTATATATTCGGGATTTTGAGACAATCAACGAATTAACAACATTTGTTCAAAAAGGCCCTAAATTTGAAGCAGAAAAAGGACGACACGACGATCTTGTAGATACGTTAATATTATTTTCGTGGATGGCAACCGATCCATATTTCAAAGCTATGTGCGATGTGGATATTAGAAAAGAAATATACAATGAACGTATGAGGCATTTAGAAGAAGATATGTTGCCTTTTGGATTTATACAATCTGGAATGGAAGGAGAAAATTTTGTCGATGATAGTGGAGATTTTTGGACTGTTGATACCACATAATATCTTATATAGGTGACTTTACAGTTTTTATAAATAAATACAAAATACTATTAAATAAAATCAAAGGAGATTAACAAAATGGCATTCCAAGTAAGCCCCGGCGTAAACATTTCGGAAATAGATGCGTCATCTAACGTCACAGCAGTAGCTACCAGCATTGGTGGTATGGTTGGACAATTCTCTAAAGGACCAGTAAGTGAAATTGTTGAAATTTCAAGCGAAGATGAATTAGTTGCCGTTTTTGGCGAACCCAATGATACAAATTATAGATCATGGTTCACTGCTTCAAATTTTCTTTCTTACAGCTCTTCTATTAAAATTGTTAGAGTTGTGGATGATAATAACGCCACACCAGCAAATCAAGCAAGAAACGCCCTATCTGGTAAAGTAACAGCATCGTCCACGACAGCGGGTACAGTACAAAATTTCATAGGTGCAGCAGCAAGTCCTACGACTATAATCGGTTCTAGTGCTCAGTCATTCACACAAACTTTAGATGGCGCTGTCACACAACTCAACTTGCACTCTGGTATAGATCTTCTAGCTGGTACGTCAGATGATGCGACAAAACAGTATCTATATCCAAGATTTAATGTTGGTTCCACTGCGCTAGTAGTATCAGGTGCAGTAGACGCAACTGATGTAGTGCAAAGAAATCTATCATCAAATGACTTAACCATAACAGTCGGAAAAATCGGCGCGGCCGGTGGACTACTTCCGGTTGGACGTTATAGTCTGAATAGCAATGATAATGTTATAAATTTGACAGATTCTATTGGTAATGTGAGTGGTAATGCAGGTCCAGTTTATGTACATTCGCATGACGGTGCTGATAACACTAAGATCACAAACGTAGGAACAAATCCGGGCACTGCAATTCCAGACATTAGTGTGGGTGGAACAATGGTTCTGGGTTCTGGGTTCACTTATCCACTATATACTAGATTTGCTACTGCTGCTCTTGCAGATTCCTCGACATACGGTGGAACTGGAACAGTACATGGACACACTTTTGCGAAATATGAAGTTGCATGTAGTGCAACAAGTGCTGTATTGGACGTAGATGGTGCAATGCTTTCTGCCGGCGATACAGTGACGGTTGAAATGAGCGGAGTAACTTCTATTGCTTATGTCGTAACTGCAACTTCATCGGGTGGAACAACAACATTGGTTCTGCATGATGCTATTGATGGTGGATCTGTGGTTTCTCCTGCAACATCAGACAAAATCAATAAAGTATTCTTTATGCCAACTGGTACAAGTGGCGCCCCAGCAGGAGCTCATGCAGCTGCAAGTGCTCCAGCAGAAACTACTATCAAACCATATGCAAACGGTAAAGATGAAATTAAACTGAGTGTTGCAAAAAGATCAAAGTTTACTCTTGCTAAGTCGCCTGGCGCCCATGCGGTAACTAACAATCTGGTAACTATTTCGGGTTCATTCACAACAAATGATTTTGCTGTGACTGCAAATAGTACGACAGTATCATTTTTGAATAATGCAGCTCCAGAAACACCTTCTGCAACTGCGTTGAATGATGCAGCATTAGCAATTATTACCGTACCAGCAAGAAAGTCATTTACCCTGAGTCCCGCAATAGATGTTGCTTCTGGACAAACGGTAGATGTCACTATAGATGGTGTTGCAGTTACTCAAGGTAGTGCGTCTGCTCAATATTCGGTAGTAGAAAATGGCTCAAGAATGGAATTTGTTACCGCACCGGGCGATGCTCTGGCGATAACAGCAACTATTAAAAACAAACTTGCAAATGAATTTTCATATGGCGAGAACAATGTTACCAATCTACTGATTAAAAATTCTGTTTCATTCGGTACGGACATTGGTTTCGGTGCAACTGCTGCAAACGGACACGAATTTGCAGCTAAAAGTGCAGGCGATTGGGGAGATTTATTGCATGTGTATTTGATTGATGAATCTTCATATGATCAATTTTTGACAGACCAACCAATTATTGCTGCAAGTTTAAGTGGTACTCCCCGCGCAGATGATGCAACTCGCGATGTTGCAGCAATCATCCCAGTAGGTTCAGAACCGGTTTCGCAAGGTATTAGTTTAGTTGTTGTCTATAACGGTGTTGTTGTAGAAGTAATCGAACATATGTCCAAAGCAGGAAATGGTAAGGCATCCGATGGACGTCTACTGTATTATGTGGATCAAATCAATAACACATCGAATTGGGTTTTCTGTATTAATCACCCATCATCAGTATCAGATTGGGGTCAAAACATCAATGTAAATGGAACCTCTCTAAATCCTGTAAAAACTGGTTTTGGTAAATTGCAGCAAGACCCAAGTTTTACCGCTGATGGAACTGAAGAATATATTTCAAGACCATTTGGTAATGGTTCTGTTGGTGTATTGCCAGTTTCTACCCATTATCAGGGCGGATTTGACTTGTTTATTGATGCAGAAAATATTGATGTAAGTTTCTTGATGCAAGGTGAAAGTGCTGAACATGGAACAGATGCAGCTGCATCTGGTATCATTGGACATATTATTGATATTTGCGAATCGAGAAAAGATTGTATTGCTTGTATTTCACCAAGATATAGTGATACTCTTGCAGACAAAAATGCCGGTAATGCAGATGCAACTATTGCATTTTTGCGTACCGTAAGAAAATCTAATTATGCGTTTGCAGATTCAAATTTCAAATATGTATCTGATAAATATAACAACAAATTCCGCTGGGTGCCATTCAATGGTGATACTGCTGGGTTGATGGTTAAAAGTGAACTTGATCGGGACGCTTGGTTCTCCCCAGCCGGATTCAATCGCGGCGTTTATAGGGGAGTAGTCAAGACTATGACCACACAAACTAAATCAGATAGAGATGCATTATACAAAGATGCAATCAATCCTGTTGTAAACTTCTCTGGTCAAGGTACTATTCTCTTTGGAGATAAAACTTTTACAATGAGACCATCGGCATTTAGTAGAATTAATGTAAGAAGATTGTTCATTGTTTTGGAAAAATCTATCGCAACAGCTGCGAAATTTACATTGTTTGAATTTAATGATGAATTTACTCGCGCACAGTTTACATCTTTGATTGAACCATTCTTGCGTGAAATCAAAGGTAGACGTGGAATTTATGATTTTAGAGTGATCGCAGATAGTACAAACAACACTGATGCAGTCATAGATGCGAATCAATTTGTAGGTGATATCTTCATACAACCGGCACGTTCTATCAACTTTATTCAACTTAACTTCGTTGCAGTACGCACAGGTGTAAGTTTTGATGAAATCGTTAGTGCAGTTTAAGTATAAATAAAACAAAGGAGAAATCATATGACATTTAATGTTAATACATTTAGATCAAGTTTTCGGGATGGTGGTGCAAGACCAAATCTATTCTCGGTACAACTTAACACACCGGCAGGAATTTTACCTGTTGAATCCGGTGGAGCATTTGAAGTGAAGGCAGCGCAGCTGCCTTCTTCTACCCTGCCAAGTGTAGATGTACCGTATTTCGGTAGACAAATTAGAGTTGCTGGTAACAGAACTTTTGATGCCTGGACAGTTACAGTAATGAATAAAGAGAATTTTTCACTACGCAATGCAATGGAAAATTGGATGGCCTCTATTAATTCTCATGTGACTAATCAGGGAGTACAACGTCTTTCTAGTTATAAACAAGATGCTTCTGTTTATCATTACGGAAAAACTGGCGATGGTGCTCCAATTTCTACATATAAATTTGAGGGTTTGTTTCCTACTGAAGTTTCTACAATAGAACTTGGCTGGGATACAAATGATTCTATTGAAGAATTTACTGTTACTTTTGCATTTGATTGGTGGACAAACGCCGCAAGTGTTGATAGATTCGACCGTGGATCAGTCGCTGTTGGTGATGCTTAATCAACCTAAATAGTAGATAGAAAACAGGGAATATTATGGAAGTTAAATTATTTGGGTTTACCCTATTAAAAACAGATGAAAAACAAAAACCACTAACGTCATTCGTGCCAGCAGAACGCACGAATGACGATGGTTTGACGGTATCTTCTAATTTTTATTCAACATCTTTGAATATGGAAAGTACCGCGAAAAGTGATTCCGAACTCATAAATAGATATAGAGATATGTCAATTTATCCAGAAGTTGAAATTGCAATTGATGATATTGTTTCAGAAGCAATAGTTACTGAGTCTGATGGCGAAAGTCCAGTGAGACTAGGAACTAGAAATTTAGATTTATCAGATAGTGTCAAAGAAAAAATTGTCGAAGAATTTGACAATGTTTTACGTCTCTTAAATTTCAATCGTATGGGATATGATATATTCAAGAGTTGGTATGTAGATGGAAAATTATTTTATCATATTATAATTGATGAGAATAAACGAAAAGAAGGTATCAAAGAATTAAGAAAAATTGATCCTAGACTTATCAAAAAAGTAAAACATGTCGAAAAAGATTTAGACAAAAATAGAAACATTCTTGTAAAGGGTGTAAAAGAATACTATCTATATAATGAAAAGGGCCTCGGAGGACCAGATAAACAAACCGGAATACCTATTTCGGTCGATGCAATTGCACATGTGACATCAGGACTTCGAGACAGCAGAAAACAACACAGTATTGGCCATCTACACAAGGCAATAAAAGCACTCAATCAACTTAAAATGGTTGAGGATTCTGTAGTTATCTATAGATGGACCCGCGCTCCAGAACGCAGAGTATTTTATATTGATGTTGGTAACTTGCCGAAACTCAAGGCCGAACAATATATCGGCGACATTATGAATAAATATAAAAACAAAGTCGCATATGATGCTAACACAGGCGAAGTCAAAGATGATAGACGGCACATGTCTATGTTGGAAGATTTCTGGTTTCCGCGCCGCGAAGGTGGTAGGGGTACAGAGATTGAGACTTTGCCAGGCGGATCTAATTTGGGCGAAATGGACGATGTTTTATACTTTCAAAAGAAATTATACAAATCATTAAATGTGCCTATTTCCAGGCTAGAACAAGATGCAGGGATGCAACTTGGTAGGGCAACAGAAATTTCAAGAGATGAAATGAAGTTTAATAGATTTATTGTAAGATTAAGAAGTAAATTTAATGATTTATTTTTTGACTTACTCAAGAAACAACTAATATTAAAAGGCATTATTGCTCCTGAAGATTGGGGAGCAATAGAACAAACTCTAATATTTGACTTTACGCAAGATTCATATTATGCAGAAATCAAAAACACGGAAATGATTAGTTTTAGAGTTGATCTATTATCCAATATGACCGACTACATTGGTAAATATTATTCTTCGAAATGGATTATGACAAATCTGTTAAAATTTACCGAAGATGAAATGAAACAAATGAAAAAAGAAATATTGGAAGAAAAGAAAGATCCAGTATTCAAAGAGCCAGTAGAAGATGATGAAATGTAATGTTGACGACATTGGCCGCTGATATAAATAGAATATGAAAAGGAATGAAAAATGAGCGATAAAGAAATATATTTGGATATTGTAGACAATGCAGTATTAGGAAATTCCGCAGATGTTGGAAGATCTATAGAAAGTGCAATAAGTGGTAAAATTAGTGACTTACTAAATACATATAAAACAGACATGTCGGATGATATATTTTCCGACGAAGAAGATTTTGATGAAGAAGATTTTGATGAAGAAGAAATCTCTGATTCGGATGATTAAAAAAGGAAATTAAAAATGTTGACATTTGCAGAATTTCACGATGAAGAACTTGATGAAGCGATCGTTATTAAAAACCGCATTAGAGGCGGTAGAAAACAACGTGTTAAAGTTTCTTCGAAAAAAGGTAAAGGTTGGACTCTAGATAGAAAAACTGGAAGAGAAAAAAGAATTGCACCGGCAGATCTCAAAAAAATGAGTATTCGCAATAAAAGAGGCGCAAGAAAGAAAAAGGGAAAAGCTGCAATGACTGCTGTTAAACAGAGAAGGTCTAACGCTAAAAGAACAGGATTTGCAAGATGAAACTTATAACTGAAGTATTCGAAGATTTGATCGTAGAATCTAAAGGGAAAGAACTTTTCATTGAAGGCGTTTTCCTACAGTCCAATATCAAAAATAG